AGGCGATACGCGACAGCCGTGCCGATACCAACCAACCCGATTTGCTGGACCAACTGGACGTGGAGACTGCATCCGTATGAACGCCATAAACTTGACCGCCAACCCCACCAGTGACTACCGCGTAGCGATGCAGCAAGCAGCTGTAGCCTATCTGTACCGCCACCGCTCCCAACACTTGGCCGGTGACACCCAACTGCTGGACAACTGCGCCCGTTACCTGACGCTGTCATTGGAAGTGCCGCCGCACCTGGTGCAACGCATTGCGGAATTAGCCGTGGCCGAGTTCGAAAGTATGACGTGCAACCGCATTGCCTGGCTCGGCATCTACCCCAGCAGCGGTCCATTCCGGCCGGTCATTTGGCTGCTGGACACCTGCACCCAACAGCGACGCCCTGTGTCAGCACGATTGCTTCCCACGCATCTGCTGAATCACAACCTCCCTCAATAACACCCAACCTCCCCTCTTCTGTATGCCCGCACCGCGTGGGTAAGGGGAAACTGCAACTTACTGGTGGCCGAAATGAGCAAAATCACCATAAAACTGGAGCTGGACGAACAGCAGGCGCAGCACTACCTGTTGTGGCTGACCAGTCAGTACGAAGTCACCATGGCTGATATTTGGTACTCCGACCGCTACCGGAATGTGCCAAGCGGCCAGCGGGCGCCGAAGGTGCTTGAGGACTTGCCTTACCTGGCCGGCATCTGCAAGACACGCACCGAGCTGAAAAAGCAGCTCGTCCCCACCATGGGGAATGCGCAGTGAATCGCAAGCCCATGGAGCACCAGATCCGCGCCGATGTGATTCAGCGCCTGGAATCTGACTACGGCCTTCAACACATGAAGGGCACGCATTACATGCGCAAGGGCACTTGCCCGCAGTGCAACCAGAAACGCCTGTTTTCTCGCCATGACGAACCTTGGTTCATTCGCTGTGGCCGCGAGAAAAACTGCCGGTACATGGCTCCTACTAAAGAGCTGTATCCAGACCTGTTCGACGACTGGAGCAAGCGGGCTCCTGCTACCCGGGACGAGCCAGCCGCCAGTGCCAAGGCGTACCTGTCTTTTGCCCGAGGCTTTCGCACTGAACTGATTGAGGGTTGGTATACCCAGGAAAGCTACTTTGACCGGGATCTGGAAATCGGCTCTGCAACCGTCCGTTTTCCCCTGGAGCACGGCGGGTACTGGGAGCGCCTGATTGACCAGCCTTCGCGCTTCGGCAAGAAAAAGGCCCGCTTCCAACCCCTCAAGAGCTACAGGGGGCACTGGTGGTGCCCGCCTTGCCTGGATCTGCTTGAAGTGAAAGAACTGTGGATCGTTGAAGGCATCTTCGACGCCATCGCGCTCATTCATAACGGTCTATCAGCAGTTGCAGCCCTGTCTTCAAATGCCTTTCCAGAGGAGTCACTGAAGGCGCTGATCACCTCTCGCGGCGGTAAAACACCTAAGTTGATCTGGGCTCTGGACAACGAGCCAGGCGCTCACAAGTACACACAGATGTGGGTCAAACGTGCCCGCGAACTTGGTTTCACCTGCGAAGCCGCGCAGATCCCGCAGCCGGACGCACGCAAGGTCGACTGGAATGACCTGCATCAGCGCTGGGCATTCATTGACGACGAAACAGCACGCGCAGAACGCATCAAAAAAGACCTGAGGGAAGCCAGGCACCAGGGCGATCTGCTCATTGCTGACAACGCCAGCGACAAGGCGATGCTCATGTATCACTGGCGTGAGCGGGAGGAGTTTCACTTCTGTTTCGACTCCCGTTTGTACTGGTGGAAATTGGACATGGCGAAATTCAACACCGCCAAGCAGACGTTCGACAAAACCGATAAGCAGGAAGAGCAAGTGCTTAACGAAAGGCAAATCCGGGACAAAGCCTTGCAGATGGCCGGCTGCGTCGTCGAAATCGCCAACTGCTACCCCAAGGCCCTCTATTTCCAGCGCAACGAGATTACCGACGAGTCCTGGTACTTCTTCCGCGTCGACTTCCCCCACGACGGCGGCTCCGTGAAAAACACCTTCACCGGCGGCCAGGTCGCTGCCGCAAGCGAATTCAAAAAAAGACTTCTCGGCATGGGTGCCGGAGCCGTGTTCACCGGCAGTGGACAGCAATTGGACAAACTCATGAAAGATCAGCTTTTTGGGATCAAGACCGTCCAGACCATCGACTACGTGGGCTACAGCAAGGAATACCGCTGCTACGTGTTCAACGACGTAGCCATCCGCGAAGGCCAGGTCATCAACATCAACGAAGAAGAATTCTTCGAAATGGGCAAGCTCAAGCTCAAAACCCTGCAAAAGGGGGTCAAGATCGATCTGGAAAAAGACAGCAAAAAATACGACCCGCAGTGGCTTGGCCTTCTCTGGCAGTGCTTCGGCGCCCAGGGCGTCGTGGCGCTGACCTTCTGGTTTGGCTCCCTGTTCGCCGAGCAGATCCGTGGCCGCTACCAGTCGTTTCCGTTCCTTGAAGCCACGGGCGAGGCCGGCGCCGGCAAGACCACTTTGCTCACACTGCTCTGGAAACTCGCGGGCCGTGATGGTTACGAAGGGTTCGACCCGTCCAAATCCACCAAGGCCGGCCGCAGCCGCTTGATGGGCCAGGTGTCCGGCATGCCCATCGTGTTGCTGGAGTCAGACCGCAGCGGCGACGACAAGGCCCACGCCAAAACCTTCGAATGGGACGAGCTCAAGGACTACTTCGGCGGCGGCACCCTGGCAACCAAGGGTGTTAAAACCGCAGGTAACGAAACCTACGAACCACCGTTTCGCGGCACCATTGCCATCAGCCAAAACGCCCCGGTGGTGGCTTCTGAGGCGATCATGACGCGGATCGTCAAACTGCACTTTGTACGACCGAACGTGACGCCTGAAAGCCGTGCGGCAGCGGATCACCTCAATGCACTGGACGGTTCGACACTCAGCAACTTTGTTTTGCAGGCCGTGCGCAAAGAGCTGGAAGTAATGGAGCTTTTCGGACAGCGGGTACCGGGCTATGAGGCAAAGCTGCGCAACCTGCACTCCCATTGCTTCGCTTGTGATACCCGATTCAAGGACGAACACAGCGACTGTAACCACTGCGGCAACAAGCTGCGTGGCTACATCCGCGTGGAGCGGATCAACAAAAACCACGCCCAAATGCTCGCCCTGCTGGACTGCCTATGCATGGTGGTGCCGCTAACCGACGCCCAGGTCGAGCACACCCGCTCGCAGATCATCCGCATGGCAATCGAGCGCCAGGCCTCGATCAGCTCCGACCACCCGGTGGTGGCTGAATTCTGGGAAGTTTACGAATACCTGGAAGGCCTCGACGCCGAAGGCCCGGTGGTCAACCACAGCAAAAAAGACCACGTCATCGCCATCAACCTAAACGACTTCGTGAAATGTGCGGCAGAGAACCGGCAAAAAATCGCCGACGTCGGTGAGCTGCGCGAACGCCTGAAGGACTCCCGCTCCCGCAAGCTGCTGGACGTCAACAAGGCGACCGACAGCGCTGTACGCGCATACCAATCCACCAAAACCAACGCCGTCGTCACGAAACAACCCATCGTGAAGTGCTGGCACTTCCAGGCCTGACACCTCACCGGTTTACCCGCCAGGCGCTGCAACGTCTGCCACCACCCAAAGGAGAAGCACCATGCATGTACAAGTCATCACCGGGGAAGGCCAAGAGGGGGAAACCAACCGACTCCGGCATCTGAAAGAGCTGAAGGACTGGTTTAACAAGTCGGGGAAAACTGTTCACGCAGAAGCCTACGACCCAGCCGGCCTGGTCGCGATCCTGGAGGTTCGTGCGGTAAGCGATAAAGAAATCCTGGTGCTGGAGTGCAGCCGGGAACAGATCCAGGCAGTTCTGGAGTGGCAATCCGAGACAGATGACGTTGTCGAGTTTGAAAACCTGCTCCTGCACCTGGTGCGCAAGCAAAACCCAATCGGCGAAAGCCAGTAAGAAGGTGGTGCCGAGGGGCTGCAACCCCTCGACACCGACCACCCAAAGGAGAAGCACCATGCAAGTGAATCAACCCAAAGGCGGCACCGTAGAGGCTACCACAGCTCCACTCGCTGTCGGCGACAAGGTCAGTTCCGTCGCATTGAGCGGTGGCGGCCGGGAATACCGTCTCAGCGCACGTACAGGCGTAATCGTAGGGATCGTTGGAAATGTTGCCACCTTGGGTGCTGCGCAGGAGGTCGCTCTATGACCGTCCTTCTCCTGCTATACCTGTGCGCAGACGCAACCCGCACAGATTGCCAGGTACTTCCCGCTCAACTCTGGCAAGGACCTGATGCATACGAGCTATGCATTGCTACGGTGCCTGGCCTCACACAAGCCCTGACCGCTCCAAACCGCGAGCGGCACCGATTTGTGTGTGAAATTCAAGCAGATGGCGAGCAAAACGCCGGGCATCACGCTAAGCCGACATTCATTCATCGAACGTTTCGGATGTGAGGGAATACCCATGAAAACAGCCTTCATCCTGATGGCTCAATATGATGGCCAGGCAGTTATCTCACTGGAACTGGTTTGCAGAGACTATTTCACACACCTGACACCGGACATGTTCCAGCGCAAGGTCATGAGTGGTCAGATCAAGCTGCCAATTACCCGCCTAGAGCCGAGCCAGAAGTCTGCCAAGGGCGTCCACATCACAGATCTGGCCGTCTACCTCGACCTACAGCGCGCCGCCGCGGTTAAAGAGCACAACCAACTCAACGGGTTAAAACCCGCCGTTTGAGCCACTTCATTGATGCGGCGCCCAGCTGGACGGGCGCCCTTAATATCTTTTCATGCCACTCCCAGCCCACATATCGGTCACCTTTGCCACGCAGGTGGGTGTACCGCCGCATAGAGTTCCAATCCCTGTGCCCGGAAACACTCGCCACACGCGGGATATCCCAGTCCATTTCAAACAGGCGGCTCACACCTTCATGGCGAAGGTCATGGAAGTGCAGGTCTGCGATTTCCAGGAACTTGCAGGCCTTCGCCCAGGATGTCGAGATAGATTCGGGGCTGTAGGGGAATATGTCGTCGCCAGCCCTTGGCATTGTCTGGAGGATCTGCCACGCCTCGTCCGGCAGGAAGCACCAAACATCGTTGCCGATCTTCTGGCCGGGGTTCTTCATGTCGCGCACCAGCACCCTCTGACCAGGCTCGTCGAC